ACAGGAGCCTCAGAGGAAAAGCTAATATTTACTGTTCTGGCAGCAGCATCAATATTGCCATCCATACGCAGAAAGCGGTAAAGCATATCTTGGTTATTATTCGGCATTCTTTTTCACCTCCTTATCCTTTAAAAGATTCTCAATTTTGGCTTGCCAATATTGGTCAGCCATATCTGAGCTAATCATATTAAGTGGTGTATATGTATTATTGCCACTATCCAGCTTGCCCATATTCTCTTTAGCCCTAATATCATTAGGTGCCAAGAAACCCCATTGAATTCCAATAGCATAAGCCTGATAACGGCTCTGCAGATCGCCACGAACAAGTCCTTCCATATTGAACTCTATTTCATAGCGCTCACGCTCTTTGTCATTGAGCAGTTTACGCATAAGTTCCTGCTCCCAATTAACACATTCCGGCACAATACTATGCTTAGCAAAGTTAATGTCCTGGCTTTCAATATTGGAGAAGGTAGCATGCTCCAGATCTGCAATCATATGCGGCGGTACGCCAAAAATACGAGCAATTTCATTCACTCCATATTTGCGGCTTTCCAAAAACTGAGCTTCCTCCGGAGGGACGCCAATCTGCTGGTACTTCATTCCCTCTTCCAATAGAATTGTTTTACCGCTATTCTCAACACCGGAATAACGTTGTTCAAATTTCTTTTCTATACGCTTTTGTGCCTGCTCACTCAATGTGCCAGGATGCTCAAGTACACCCGATGGGCGTGCACCATTAGTAAAAAATTTATTGCCATATTTTTTTACCGCGATGTTCAATCCCATCGTTTCCGCAAATTGCCTAATGGGCGAACGTCCACTGATACCGTCAAACCCCAATCCAGGAATATGCACCATTTCATAAGCTCTGAAGCGTCTTACGGTGCCATTAAATAAAACAGCATCATAAAACAATTCCCCTGTTCTCCAAGAGCGTTGAGGAAACACATTAGCAGGCGGCAAGGGCCATAAAGCCTTAACCCGATAATACTTATCAAATTCTATCCATGCATAGGCATTACCCCAAAGTTTTAATGATGCCTCTAACATTTTTCTAAACGTATGAGAGGTCATGTTAGGGTTTGGCTCATTATGCAGAAGATTATACAGAGGATGGTTCACCGCCCTCACTTTTCCATTACCGCCTTTTTCATAAAGAATTAAAGGCAGCGAGGCAACTGTACGAGCATAAAGGTTAACACAGGCATAAACAGCATCAATGCTGAGCGCCTTTTCCTCAGTCACTGTACCAGTTCCAGTAATGCCAAAAGCTTCGTCAGCTCCCATCCATTTGCCATCTGTTTTACCCAAATCCATACGCAGGCTTACATCCGTAAACGGAATTCTAAATTGCACTTCTTTCACCTCCTCTCATTACCATTCAGAAAGGTCACAGTCCTCGTATTTTGAACGTTTAGGCTGTGCCTTGGGTAATCTGCTTAGAGCATTGATTAAGGCCGCTGCAGGGTCAATTCTCTGCGTATCGTCCTTATTTTTCTTAGATAACTTGATATTTCCATTACCATCAGTATATGCATAGGCATTGCTAAGCGCCCAAGTCAAAAGCGGATTACCATCATGTACAACCTTGCGGCTTACAATCAGCTCTCTAAGCCAGTTGGTAGGCTCAGAAAGGCTAAGGGTGTTCTGGCGAACCTCCACAGGAGTACGCTCCCCCTTTTCTCCAAGCTTAATCATATAAAAGGTTGCATTATATGGGTCAAAGCAATCTTCATTAGGCTTTTTCCCCATAAAATTAATAAAGTTATCCACATATTCACTCATAGTGTCATAATCAACTACAGCACCAGGAGTCTCTGTTACCCAGTCATCCCTAATCCAGCTACGATACGGCACATTATCCTTCTTTTCATGAATCTGCACCGCTTCTTCAGGAATAAAGCCATGTGCCCACACAGCTACACGGCCATCCGCAAGATAGCAACATCCACCATAGGCAGTTAAGTCTATCTTCTTTGACAAGTCATAGCCGGCAAGATGATTCTGTCCCTTAATAAGCTGCTGGAACTCTTTTCGTGGTACTGCCAAATTCTTCCAGGTGTTAAGCTGCTCAGAGCTTAAATATTTTTCTTCACTGTCCTGCTGCCAAAGGTTGCAGCGCTTTGTCAAAAATTCACGAATTTTATCAGGGTCGCTGCTTCCATAAGCTATATTATATTCCTGCTCAATCTGTTCCATTAGAGAAACACTATAATCGGTTTCATGCTGCAGAATAGGATTAGCCTTAACCCATAACGACTTATCACTAGGACTATCGCCTTCTTCCAGTTCACGTATCATAGCAAAATAGCTTTCATCCGTCATTTCTCCGGACAATATCTTGCTTGCAATATCATATTCACGCTTGCAAGGATTATTTTCTGCATCCTTACCAGCAGTAGAAATATAGAACATCAGCGACTGGTAACGCTTACCAAAGCCAGACCGCAAAACATCTACCACGTCACTATTAGGATGTGCATGATATTCGTCTACAATGACAAGGCACGGAGCACCCGAATCCTTGTTTTTGGTATCTTTGGATAAAGGACGCAGCCAGCCTGAACGCGTCTTACTGGTTATATAGGTTTTTTTGATAATGAGATACTTTGAAATAGCAGCTGATTTTTCGCCCATAAGTCGAGCATCTCCCCAGACACGCTTTGCTTGATCGCGGTCAACAGCAGCGCATTCAACCTCAGGCATTTGCTCAAATTTAGCTAATTCCGGACGATACGGAGGGTAAATTGCATCAGCGCACATGCCATAAAGGGCAATGCCAGACATTTCCGTTGATTTTACATTGCCACGGGCGCGCAGATTGAATGAAGTAGAAAAGCGCCGCTTGCCAGTAACCATATGTACCCATCCAAACACGCAGCCTAAGTCAAAATACTGGAACGGCAGCAGCTGGATAAGCTGTCCGGAAAAAGGCCCGCGTACATGATAGCAGTAATTTTCAAACCAATCGAAAATGCGATCCGCACGAGTTTCATCAAAAACGTAAGGGAACTCCTCGGTTCCCTGCCGTTCCAGATCATTCAAATGGCGTAAGCATGCAAGATATTCTTTTTTACAAACGCGCCTAAGGCCATCTACAACCTCCTGAGCATAGCGATGGGTAACATACATCTCTTCATAATTTGTCATGCCATCATCACATCCAAAGTTTCGTCCTCTTCCTTATTGTTAGCTTGCTTAACTACAAGGCGGGCACGAGCGGTAGGAGTTAACCCCAACTTTTCCGCATAAGACAAAGCCAGCTTACCCAAACGATCAATCTTCTTGTTGTCCGGGAAGCTCCGCGCCAATTCCTCTTCCAGCAACGCCTGATAGCGACACCAATCTGCAAGAACACGAGAATCTACATTATCAAAAAGACCTATTTCCAAGCCTTCCTTAGTAACCTCTTTCCAGATTTTCAACGCCGGATCACAGGCACGATTTTTCAAAAAAGCCGGTATTTTTAATTTAACTTCGGCACGTGCCATTTTCTCAGCAGCAGCCTTACGTTTTTCAATTTCCGCCAAGGTGCGATGCTTACCAACGCGATTAGCGTTATTAAACAGCATAACCTTAGTAGATTGAGCCGGTGTCGGCATAACAATCACCTCCATTCTTATTAATTAAATACCTCAAAAAACTATTGATAGGGGACATTTTCGTACAAACGAGGGGCTCTCCGGTATTCAGCAAAGGAGCACTAGAGATTTTTACCCCCTACCCATTTTCTGCCAAAGCCGCCGTCTTCAGCTGCAGTCTTAACATCATGGCAATGCTTACATAACGGCTGATGATTGTCTTCATCCCAAAACAACTGTCTATTACCTTTATGTGGAACAATATGGTCAACTACCGTTGCTATTCCACCGCAGACAGCGCAAAGCGGATTCCGTTCCAAAAACCATTTACGATATTTCTGCCAACGGCGGTCATAGCCACGCTGGTAACTATTAAGACGATTACGATCGTAGCTATATAGTTCCTTTTGATGCTCAGCGCAATATCCATTGGCATTATCAGTCAGGTTATGGCAGCCAAATTTCTTGCATTCCTTTTTCATTCTCCCAGGCAAATTATCACCTCCAAGCCAAGGGCAAAAGAAAAGCACCGTGAAAAAATTTCACGATGCTTGTTTGTTATTAAGTTCTGCTCTTTTACCTACTAGCATTATAGCACATTCAAAAGCAAGAAAGTGTCTACGTTTTGTCCAATCCACGGCAATCACATCCCATAATTTGTGAAAACTTTGTGACAGCCCTCTCCCGAAGATTATAGATGCTTTGGCGCGATGCATAGTTAAGCGCGCTAGCTATGTAGCTGATTGGCACAGCATCCACATAGTACATTACAAGAAACAGTCTCTCCTCTTCCTCCAAGAATGCTAACGCGTTCTCAACCTGCTCCAGCCTGTCAAATCCACTATCGATAAGCTGTTTATTATGTGCAATTGCCTCCAGCGCATCTATAGCTTCAAACCTTTTAGGCTGATAGCTTCCTTCATGTATTTCGTAGCTTGTAGTTAACTTTTGCGCCGGAGCAGCTGCCTGGATAAGTTTAGCCATTTTCTTTTGTCTTATTCTTATGGCAAAAATTATATTCCTATAATCCTGCAAACTTTTCAGCGTCTCATTGTCTCTTTCCGTCCGCATCATGGCACCTCATACACTTGCCATCACAGCACCGAATGCAATAGCTGCATCCTTCTTTATAGGCTTTGTTATACATATCAACATCCAAATCATCTTTGGCCTGCAGCTTCTTTTTGGTAGCCCAGCTGTCCAAAAAACTTTGAGCAACCTCTTTGTTCGCAACCGGGTTCTGCAGCACTCCAAAATTTTTAATCAAGTACAAACCCGCAGGACAACGCACAACGCTAATTTCTAAATTATCATCAAGATACTTTTTCATTTTCTTTTTCCATCCTTTGACTGCACATAGTAATCATAATGCGAATATTGCCAGTATACTTATCAATATTGCCACAATCTTGGTACCCAAATCTTTTACATTGTTTAAGCCCCGGACAGTTACTGCAGCGCTGTTCATCCAGTATCAGCTGTTCTATATTCCGCTTATTTTCTTCAATCCATTCCTGATTGCAGTCTGGCCAATGATACAGCGCATAATCTCTAATAGCTTCATCAGGAAGGCCGCTAGACCGGATAATAGCACCAGCCTCTTTAAATTCTCCACGCTTAGCAGCTTCAAACATTTTTTTCAGCTTTGCCGCACGGTCCACCGCCGGCACCGTTCTTTGTTTTTGTTTAGATTTTTTTGCCGGAGCCGGAGCAGCCGGCGCCGGTTCAGGTTCTGCAGCTCTTTCAATGAACTCATATAGTTTATCCAAATCAGGATATTCGGTACATTCTGCAAGAGCCATGCCAACTATTCTTTCCCATATTTTAATATCTAAATCAGCAAACGATTCCAAAAGCTCTGAACAAAATTTTTTTCTAGCATTTACGTCCTGAGTGTCCTTCACCAGTTCATCGCCAACGCGGCGCAGCGGCAGATTCTTTTGGTCGAACCGGCAAAAAGCCTTGTAAATATCCTGTGCAGTTATTCCCATACGCCCACCCCCTGATAGAAGTCGTTTAATTCCTGATTCTTGCCTTTACTGTCGTTAGGGATACCGTTAGTAAGCCAGTTCTGCAAAATCCCTATCCAATACCTTGATGGATTTTTTATTTGCTTTTCACGGCTTATAGCTTTAAGTTCATAGGCTGATCTTAATATCCATTCACCGCCTAGCATTGCAGCAATAACCTGCAGGTTGTATCGCTCTTCTGGTTTTAATGCCTTGTCAGGGAAACTATCCTGGAAGAGCTTAATGCCACGCCTGAACTCAATATTTAGTTCAACGTCAGCCAGCATGCTGTTGTTCAGTTCAGTCTTGTTATATTTATTTTTTATTAATATATATATCTTGTTATGTGTTTCCAAAGGTGTTCCAGAAGTTGTTTCCATCTGCGTTTCCACAAAGTCGGTATTTGTGCCCGAACCGCAGTCAGTGTCTTGCTTTTCAGGTGTTTCCGCAGGTGTTTCCAAAGGTGTTTCCAAAGGTGTTTCCGGTGTCTGATAGCTATACCAGTTGCAGATACTGATAATAGTGCCATCTTTGTTTTTCCTCATTGTCAAAAATTCTAATCCTGCAAGCTGCTGAAGGACGGTACCCAGCTTTTTGGTAGATACACCACACTTTACGGCAAAAGTACGGTAAGTAATAAAAAGCTCGCCAGGATTGAGCGCGGCGGTCTTAGATGCAGTAATCTGCCACCGTGTTATAGAGTGACTTGCACGCAGAAGAATAGTAATCAGTATTACCTTCCCCTCCGCGTCCATGCAATGCCACACCTTGCTTGTCAGCAGCTTTCTGTGAAGCTTAATCCAGCCGTCCATAGTTACGCCCTCATAACTGTCAAAACGTAGCTATTAGAGCAGTCTGGCGGCCCAATAAGTAAAGGTTTAAGCTTGCCAGACGTAGAAATTGAAATGTTTTCAGAGCCGCAGCCATATATAAGACGGCTGAAGCTAATGCCTGATAAGCTGTAAGTTTCCTGATCATCACCATCAAACGACTCTAAGGCTATTGCTTCAACACCGTTTCCGGCAACGCTGCTCGCCTCAATGTACAAATTATTTTCATCACTGGCCAGCTTAATTTTAAAATCTTTATCATCAGCTACAATATTAGCTCTGGAAACCGCCACAGCTAATTTCCCTTTGTTAATTACAAAGGTTTTAACTGCGTGAAAATCTTTGTAAATTCTACCGCAATCCGGGAACTTACCAATCATTACACGGCTCATATAATCAAATCTAGCAGCTGTAGCATAAATTGCGCCATCTGTCGGAATAAGCTTTACCTCATTTTGGTCGCACATATCAGTAATATGATTTATAGCATTAGGAAGCACTAAACAGCTAATATCAGTCGTGCTTCCCGAGTTGTCGCACGTATATCTGGCCAACTTATACGAATCGGTACTATAACATACAGCTCTTCCATCAGCACTGAAATTAAACTGAATGCAATTCATCCATGGTCTTGCAGATTCTTTGCCAACAGCAACACTGCAGTGTTTTGCCGCATCTGCTAAAAAATCCTTACTAATAGTAATAGAACCATCAGCAGGAATCTTTAGCTCAGGCAGCTCTGCAGCAACCTTATTAACTTTATATCTGCTGGTGCCACAGTTCAATCCCAAATATTCTTTAGCAAAAGCCATTGTAACATCACCGTCAAATGTTTTAGCCAGCGCAATCATACGCTTTGCTTCTACATAAGTAACAACCGGTTCATTAGATTTGTAGCTTTTCCCCTCCATACGATAGCGCAGCTGTTCCACATTATTCATACACTCAAACATCAGCATATAGTTATTATTTTTCAGAGGTGATACCGCGCTAATCTTTATATAACCAGTACCTTGATTATCGTCCTCTTTTTTGCGCCCGGGGCCATTACTGCCAAGTAACGCTATATATTCAATCGTCTGCTTTAATTCTTCAGCAGAAACAACAATCTCAACAGACATACAATCACCGCCTAAAAAATTTATAGGAGCAGGGCTGCCATACTTCTTCAGAAATTAGTTCTGCGCCTGCTTGTATATATCTACGGCAGCCCTCCTATAAGCATTATTATTTTACAAACATATTCTGTTCAATCTTCTGCACTATTTCGCCTGTATCAGTAATAATTTTGTCTTCGGAATCCTCAACGGCAGTTTTAGGATACTTAGTACCTATCACCAGTTCCAGCCTAAGTACAGCATCATCCGCCTCATTAAAAACAATAGCAGCCTTAACGCTAATATTAATAGAGCCAGGTTTACCGCCAGGGATAAGTTCCGTAGTCAGCTTTTGCAGTTCGTTAGAAAACATTCTGCTGAGCGCGCCGCTACTGAGATTGCTCAAAGTAACCTTTTCAACTTCAAGCACTTCCCCAGTACGTTCATTTACATAATCCATCTTATTTAATCCTCCATATTTTCGTCTTAGAAGGTGGTTTATTATTCCACCGCTTTATCATTTCCTCCACTGTAACCTTAGCCTGCAAATGATTTCCACAATGGCAAATAACATACTTATAACCATTTTTACCATAGCTCATATGCACTTTGCGCCCGCAGCTCCTACACCTTACTAGTTCTGCAAAGCCAAACATATTAAGGTGTTCAGGCCAGGTAAAGAAATCATATTCACTATCGGCGCGCTGATGAGCGCAATCCCTGCAAGGGTAGAAGTTTATTTTCTTCTTTGCGTTCCAGCGGCAGTTCAAACATTTATCAGTCATGTTCCATCACACCAGGAATTTCAGACGCATGCACTGTTTCAACAGAATATTTCAAAGCAGTCATTTTTTTCTCACCACCCTGAAAATAATCTGTTGGCCAGGATAAATAAATTCGCCAATCTGGTTATCTACCGTAGCCTGAAATACAATATATCTCCAGTCACGATCGTCATTATATTTTTCTTTCAAGCGATAAGCTATTTGCTCTAAGGTGTCGCCTTCTCTAACAGTAACCGCAACAGGACGATAATCTTCTGGTTCGGTAAAGATAGCATGGCTATTCCAGCCAATAAACAATGCAGTAATAGCAATTAAAACGCTTCTCATTTTTGCACCTCCGTGACATTTTGAAGCTCATGTGCGCCAACCAATAGGCTTCTTTTATCCCTTGATTTCAACAAAATTTTCAACGCTTCTATAACCAACATCGGTCATATTACCAAAACGGCTTCTATTTTCATTAAGCCATTGCACAGCCTTGATTTTATTGTATTCCTTAAAATCCATATTGGAGCGGCTACGCCATCTGCGATAATCATCTGAGCCCTTACGCTTCACGCCAATGCAATACACGCGCTTGCCCTCTTTATTGATGTGCCAACCAACGCGATAGCTCGCGCCAGTTTTTTTGTTGTAGTATTCGCCCGAAGTTAACGCCATTACTCACACCACCTTTCCTTATGCTTCTGCAGCACCTTACTTTTATTTTTCCCCGGCCTAAAGCGCTTAAATCTTTGCCGCGAACCGCACAGGCGGTCATCCGCGCAAACAAATCCATTTTCACCGTTATTGGCAACCATATATTGATAATGCGTCAAAGGCTTGCCGCACCGGCTACAATATATGGTCCTACGCTTTGACGCTCCCATAGCTATTTATCCTTATTTTTTAAAATGTATTTCAGCGCCTGCCGCCTGCGTTCTTCCATACGCTCCATAGCAGCCTTGCGTTCGTCAAGTCATGCAGCATGTTCTGCCCGCGTAACGGCAATATAGTCACTCACGAGTTTATTATGAATTGCAGTAATTTTAGGGTTTGCACTCACGATGCCTTCGCCTCCTGCCGGCCCTCATATTCAGCCATGTTATTCGGGTCCGCAAACCACACCTCTGCCAGCTGCAGCAGCACACTACCTAACGTGTTGATTTTCTCTTGACTTACTTCATTTTTAATTGTTCCATTCATCTACCCTCCACCGCCTTTTTTCCTCACCATCTCCACATCCGTGCTATAATAAAAGCATAGAAAGGAGTAATTTTATGTCTCAATTCCATTATCTGCTTGAGAGACTTCCAAATATCTTTCATTAACAGAAATGTGCTCTTCAGGTACTCCCAGATATTTACTAATTTTTTCCGCTAAGCGATATGCTTCCATCTGCGTTGCGAAACCGCCTATGTTTATGTAGTGCTGCTTCGCAATGCAGTTTTTCTTTTTATCTCGAAGAAGTTCATCAAAAAAATTATTCATAACTCTCACCCTCCCTTCTTCCTCAACTCCTGCACCAGCGCCAGCAGCTCATCCAGATACTCCAGCTTGTCCCAGCCTTCCAGTTCGCAGACCATGAGGTCCATACGGATGTCTGCCAGCAAGCGCAGCTTCATTTTTTCCCGCGCCAGACGGTTAAACGCTTGACGCGTTGCCGGTGTGTCCGGCGTAAACTTTGGTGCTGTCATTCTTCCTTTACCTCAGCATCTGCCTGCTCGTATTCCTCAAGCATCTGCAGGCGCTGTGCCTCTAACGCCTCATAGGTTTTTTTATAGGTCTCGGCTCTTTCTTGCCAAAACTCAACATCTTTATCCATGCCATCCAACTTTGCACATTTCAGCGCATTTCTCTCTGCGGTCGTAGCCTTAGCCAGCAAAGCGGCGACAATGGTCGAGACTTCATCATAAGTAAGCTCAAGTTTCATCTTTCCACCCTCTTTCCTCACTTCTCCTATTCCATGCTATAATAGAAGCATAGAAAGGAGGCGGTTCCTTATGACCTTATCCGATGCTGCTTCGTTAGCATCAATAATCGTTGCAATTTTCGCGTTGTGGCAGGCTCATGTTTCAAGCGTCAGAGCTGAAACTTTAAATAAACAAACCCAAGAAGCTCTCACCGAAATAAAAACCTGCGTCTCAACAATCAAAACACTAGTAAGCAAGCAACAATCTAAGCAAATCGAAATTATTAGTTCTACGAATAATAGGTTAATAGATACGATTCAAGCTTACACAAATTCAGGAGGTAAATCTAATGAGCAAAAATGAATTCTCAAGAAAAGAGTTTTTGGATCCAAAATACGCTTTGTTAAGCACAGTTCAAACCTACTGTGATTTTGCAAATCTCCATGGCACGAGCAATGTCACGGACAAGCCTATTATCATTACTCATTCATACATAATATGCGGAGAAATTGTCGAGCAAGATAAAATTGGCGGCGCCAACACAGAGATGCCTTTAGTTTTATCAAAAAACTTTATAGATAAAGCTAAAGAGCTAATCAATACACTCTTCTCTAAAGAAGAAGCATCTCAATTTAATCCTAAGGTGCTTATAATGAAAGATGTAACCATTAGAAGTATTTCTAGCAACCAAATAACCAAGCTCCCAGTCTTTAACCTTTTCGTAGATCAGATTGTTGGCTACAGCTTCGGTCACATTGATTAACGCAAGAAGCAAAGCCACACGAAAGCAATGCAGCAAAAAATGTTTAACACTATAGCGAAAAAAAGAAAATGATAAACTACTTTCGCTTTGATTTCGATATCGTAAAGCAAGCCGTAAAGCTGTTGCAGCAGTTTTACGGTTTCTTTATTTTCCATCTTCCCCACCTCCCTTCCTCAGCTCCTGCGCCAGCGCCAGCAGCTCTTCCAGATATTCCAGCTTGCCCCAGCCTTCCAACTCGCAGACCACGAGGTCCATGCGGATATCTGCCGTTGGCAACGGACATCATTCGAGCTTTATGACTACCCACTGTCCAGTCACACGGTAGATAACCAACGAGCAAACAATGCCTAAATCTGCTGTGCTGAATTTATGCAACATCAACAGCTTTATAATCTCGGTTGCAATACTGTTGAGGTCGCTGGTCAGCAGACGCGGCCCACCCGGAGTTTTCATTTTTTTCAGCTGTACTTTTTTTAATTCTGCCTGAATTGACGAAAGTACAGCTGTTTCTGTTTCTTTGTCCATCATCCCCACCTCCCTTCTTCCCTACCGCCAGCGCCTCAGTGATATAATTAAGCTACAGACAGGAGGTGATTTGCATTGAAACGTGACTTAAACCTAATGCGACAAATTATGTTAGATTTGGAAGCAACTGATAATTTTTCATCAGATTTATCTTCTTTATATCCTAAGAAATCTGATGAAGAATATTTCAACCTTGCTTGGCATTTACGCTTGTTAGCTGATGCCGAGTATATTGTGCTAGGCGCTCCAACAATGATGGGATATCCGAATTACCCTGTAACTTTCATCACAAATAAAGGTTATGAGTTTATCCGATTAACCAAAGACCCAACAATTTGGGAACGACTTTTACCTTATTTAGTAAAGGCTGGTGGTATTGCTTCTGTTGGCATCATTCAAAAAGCCATCGAAAAATTAGCTTCTTAACCACTTGCCCCAAAAATCATCAGCAAGCTTTCTAGCATATAGAGCCACCTCTGCTTCAGTTGGTTCTATATGCTTTTCTTGTGTATATAGCGCAAGCGTCGCACTAAGTGCAAAGTAGTACCACCATTTATATGTGGTATACAAAAACATGATAGTTAAAAAAATTACGGCTACAGCCATCTTCCTCCATCTCCCTCCTTCTTCCACACCGCCAGCGCCACGCCGGCGGTTATGGTGATTTTTAATCAACATAATTTGCAAAAAAAATTTTGTCGCGCTCTTGGTCATCCAGTCGCAGAATAGTTTTCAGCAGCAAAATCTCGCTGGCTTTAAATTCAGTAACATTGTTGATTTTCCGTGTTAAACTCATGCGAGATATTCCAAGAGCATCTGCTATAGCACCTTTTGATATTCTCGCTTTAGTGACGGCTAATTCAAATGCAATACTATCCGTCATTGTTTTCACCTCCTTTTGTTGATTTTTAATCACGGCTTCATTATAACCTTTCCGTTCTTTTTTGTCAACATTTTTGTTCGTTACGTAACTTTTTTGTTGATTATATGGAACAATTATGTTACTATAACCTTAGATTAAAAACAGGAGAGTGTTGTGTATGACATTATACGATAGAATAAGAACAAGACGAGAGCAATTAAATATGTCTCAAGAAGAGCTCGCAAAAAGATTAGGTTATAAATCACGTTCTACAATAGCAAAGATAGAATCTGGTGAAAACGATATAACTCAATCAAAAATTGTTGCTTTTGCTAAAGCTTTAGGAGTAAAACCTGGTTACCTTATGGGATGGGAAGATGTTCCTGAACCTTCCTCCTCTCTCTCCCTCACCCAGCAGGAAGAAACACACATAAAAAAATACCGCCAGCTGGATGCTGACGGCAAGGAAGAAATTGACGATATTATTGATGTTAAGCTGGCCAAGCTCCAGCGCAAGGCAGAAGAAGACGTGGAGAGTTTAGGATAATAGATTTTGAAAGTGAGGAATGAAGACATGAAAGATGTAAAATTATTTCAGAGTGCGCAGATTCGCTCCATTTGGAACGATGAAGCCGGAGAATGGTTCTTTTCTGTTGTCGATGTTGTCGGTGCATTGACCGACAGTGCAGATAAATCAGCTTATTGGCGCAAACTAAAGCAAAGAATGAAA